AAACTTCTATCTGATTGGGGATTGATTAGTATAGTCAATGAGAGTCAAGTAGAGGAACTTGCTCCTTTAAATCAAATCAAAGTATTAAGTTTTAAGGATAAAGGAGACTGGACATTAGAGTCCAAGTATAATATTGGTAGAAAGAAGCAGGAAACCGAATAGAAATTCTGGTTTTCCGACTTGACAATTCAGTCCACCACTGCTTAAATAGTAGTGTGATGCCTTCGGGGTCACATAAACTAACAGTCGCTTTTAGGAGGACACAATGGTAACATTTAATTGGGATACCTATACCCCATACATGCTAGGTTTTGAAAATGACATCAAAAGACTCACCAGACTTGAAGCTCTTGC